TTAGAACTATTTGGCGGTGCTTATATCCAAGTTATTTGGAGTGTAATGGGCGGTCAAGTTGCTGAGTTGTGGCATTGTGATTATACAAAGATTAGAACCAATAAAGACAATACACAATTTTGGTACAAAGAAGATTGGAAGGCTACACGCAACCAAGAAAAAGCTGAGATTTACAATGCGTTTAATCCTGCTAACCCACAAGGTGTGCAGATACTTTATGTTAAGGAGTATCGCCCAGGAATGAACGTTTATAGCCTACCGGGTTATTTCGGTGCTTTAAATTACATCGAAAGTGATGTTGAGGTAAGTAAGCACGTTTTGGGTAATGCTCAAACAGGGTTTTCTGCAAGTAAACTTATTACTTTACCAAACGGAGAGCCAAGCCCTGAAGAGAAGCGACTTGTTAGCAGACAATTCGACAATATGTACACGGGTGCAGACGGCAAGAAGTATTTACTTGCTTTTGTAAATGATTTAACCCGTAAGCCTATTGTAGATGATTTAGGTGCAAGTGATCTAACTAAAGAGGACTTCGGTAGAGTAGACGAGTTAATACAAACTAACATTTTTAGCGGACACCAAATTACAAGTCCTGACTTATTCGGTATTGCCGTTCCTGGTCAATTAGGAAATAGACAACAACTTAGAGATAGCTACGAAATCTTTAATAACACCTATGTACGCTATAAGCAAATGCAGATTGAGGGTGTATTTAATATGCTTGGACAATATGCAGGTGTAACGGAAGAGTTAAAGCTTCAACCGGTAGACCCTATTGGAATTGACTTTAGCGAAAACGTTATTTTACAAGTAGCACCTAAAGAGTGGATATTAGAGAAGTTAGGAATTGACCCAACACAATACGGAATAGTTGCAGAAACCGAGCAGCCAATGGCAGCAAGCCCTTTAAGTGTGAACGAGCATATCAAAGGATTGAAAGGTAGGGAATGGCAAAATATGCAGCGTATTATTAGGGACTTTAATAAGGGCAAGATAACAAGAGAACAAGCAAGTTCTATGTTAAAAGGCGGTTATGCTTTAAGCGATGACGAAGTTTCTACTTGGTTAGGTGCTGAAGATTTAGAATTTAACGAAACTGATTTTCAGGTTTTCTTTGAGTTTGGAGAAGATAGAAGTGCTTACGAAGTTTTTAAAAGCAAGACAAGATTTAGCGACGATAAGGACTTTGAAATGTTTGCCGATGTATCGCAGTTGCAATCTAATATCTTGGACTTAATTGTTAAAGACAAGCGTATTACTCCAGAGGTAATTGCTGACACTTTAAAAGAAGATCTAGGTGCGGTTAAGCGTGTTATTGATCTATTAATCGAGAAGGGGTTTATTAAAACAAGCGAAGTAAAGCAAGGTAAGGGCATTGATAGTAACATAATTATCGAAAGGCAACTTACTGCTCCTATTGGGCAGATTGTTGAAGCTATAAAGCCACAAACTACTCAAATTTTAATTCGTTATTCTTACGAGTGGAAACAAGGTTTTAACGATGGCGATTTAGATACAAGCAGACCTTTTTGCAAATACTTAGTAACCGCTAACAAGTTTTATAGCCGTAGCGAAATAGAAATGATGAGTGCAAGGCTTGGTTATTCTGTATGGGATAGACGAGGCGGTTGGTATACTAAGCCAGGAACAAACACACATTCTCCAAGTTGCAGACACGAGTGGAAGTCAAACATAGTTAAAAGAAAATAAGAAATGAGTTTAAACACATTATTCATAAGCGTACAGAATATTAAAGACAGGTCTGGCTTACACGCTAACGTAGACGAGAAACTTGTATTGCCTGAAATTAAGACCGCACAAGATATGTACATCTTACCTGCGCTTGGAAGTGCTTTATACAACCGATTACAAGCAGGTATCACGGCTAACGATTTAAACGCAAACGAGGTTATCTTATTAGACCAATACATAGCAGATACTTTAGTGCATTATGTACTTAGTGAATTGCCAATGGGTTTGTCTTATCAGTTCTATAACAAAGGCTTGTTAAGAAAGGGTGGCGAGAATACCGAGAACCCTTCTATGCAGGATATGATTGACGTGGCGAATAGATATAAGGCTCGTGCTGAGTTCTACAAGCAAAGAATGATTAAATACCTAAAAGAATATTCTACACTTTATCCTGAGTACCTTAATCCTGGAAGTGGCATTGATGCAATACACCCTGAGAACGATGCTTACACAACGAGCATTTGGTTAGGCGATTTTGATTGCTGCGCAGGTAAAAGCTTCGAGGAACTTTATCAAGGAAATAGAGGTTGTAGTGATTGCTAATTATGAGTAAAGTAACAACAATTAAAAACCAAAATAAACTTCGTGTTTATTTAGAAAAAATTAAGAATGAGCCTGAGCCTAAACCAAATCGTAAAGCAAATAACGACACTCGGAAACGACCACGAACAAATTAACTTTGTTTACTTCGGAGATGTGTGGGAACGTTTGTCTAATGGCGAGGTTACTTACCCTGCTATGTTCTATACTTTAACGGGTGCGACTATAAACGCTAAAAATATTACTTATAATTTTAGCCTTTATTTTATGGACAGAATGTTAATGGAAGAGACAAACGAAACCGAGGTTTTATCGGATATGACTTTAGTAGGTCAAGACATAGTAGCGCAGTTACGTTACCCTAAAGCGATTTGGGATATTGGCGATACTGCACCATTGACTTACTTTACTGAAAGTGATCCAGATTACTTAGCCGGAGTTAAGATTGATATTACAATGGAATTACCTTACTTAAACGATAGATGCCAAGTGCCTTCTATTTATACATACTAAGATGATAGGAAAAAAGATTAACCAATTAGCTACCGAGTTAGCACCAGTTAGCACCGATTTAACTATTATAGGAGACCCGGATAGTGGAGTAAGTAAGAAGATTACACTTGCACAATTAGGGGCGATTTTTAGCGGTGCAGTTTCGTTTTATACTAACCTTGCATCGTTCCCTGTTGTTGGCGATATTAACGTTATTTATTGCGCTAAAGACACGCAGAAACTTTATTTGTGGAGTGGCTCTGCTTATGTAGAGGTCTTCCCTTCTCAAGCACTTTTAAATACTTATCAATTAAGAAGTGAAAAGGGTGTTAGTAATGGTTATGCTTCTTTGGATAGTGCAGGTAAAGTTCCTATAAGTCAGTTGCCGAGTTCTATTATGGAATATAAAGGAACTTGGAACGCATCTACTAACACACCTACACTTGCAAACGGAACGGGAGACACGGGAGATGTTTATATTTGTAACGTAGCAGGAACAGTAAACTTTGGCGCAGGTCCTATTACTTTTGCGGTGGGCGATTATGTGATCTATTCAGGTACTATCTGGCAGCGTTCAAGCGGTGCAGTGGGTACAGTTACAAGCGTAGCATTAACAGTTGGTGGCGATGCGATAAGCGTATCTGGTAGTCCTTTAACTACAAGCGGAACTTTAGCTTTAGCGTTTTCAGGAACAAGTGCGCAGTATATTAACGGAGCAGGTAACTTAACTACGTTCCCTACTTCTTTAATATCGGGTTCGGGTGCAAGTGGGCAAGTAACATTTTTTAACGGAGCGAATAGCGTAACGGGAACTAATAACTTTTTTTGGGACGCTACAAATAATCGTTTAGGTATTGGAACTACAACGCCCCAAAGGTCTATTGAGATTTATAATACTACTGCTGATAATCATTTACGTTTAAGCGGTAACGCTCCGAGTGTATCAATGGGCGAAGCGGTAACGGGTTCTATATACCAAGCTAAGTTCGGTCTTGTAACTACAAACGGGCAGTTTGTTTCGGCAGGTGTAGCAGGGGACTTTGTTATTATATCACAAACGGGTGCTACTATTATTGGTACAAGTAGTACAGAAAAAATGAGGGTAAATACTTCTGGTAACGTATCAATTAACAATACTAACAATACATATAAGTTAGACGTAACGGGAACGGGAAGATATACAGGTCAGCTTAGGTTAGAGTCCACTATTACGGACGGAACAAATACATACACGCTACCAAGTGCAACGGGAACTTTAGCACTTACTTCTCAAATACCAAGTGTAACTGGTTACGTTCCGTATACGGGCGCAACGGCTAACTTAGATTTAGGAACGCATACTTTAATTGCTGCTAAAGGTACTTTTTCAAGTTCTGGTAGTGGCGATACAGTTGGCATAACACATTCAAGCGGTAGTGGTATTGCTTTAAATATTACTAAGGGTGGTAGTGGCGAAGGCTTATACATAAACAAAACAAGCGGTAGTGGTAACGCTGCGACAATCATAGGCACTTTAAACGCAACTACTTTAGTTAAGTCGGGCGGTACATCTGCACAATTTTTAAAAGCCGATGGTAGTGTAGATAGTACTTCTTATGGCACGGGTTCGGTAACATCGGTAGGCTTATCTTCTGCAACAAGCGGAGTAACTATTGGCTCAACACCTATTACAACAAGTGGAACTATTACTTTAGCTATTGCTACTGCAAGTGGTTCACAACAAGGTTTATTAAGTAGCACCGATTGGACTACGTTTAACAACAAGCAAAGTGCTTTAACCAATCCAGTAACGGGTACAGGTACTACTAACTACCTACCTAAGTTTACAGGTACAAGTACAATAGGTAATAGTGCGATTACAGATGATGGTTCTACTGTTGCTTTATTATCAAGAGGATTAAGTGTATCAGGAGGTTCAACTTTAACAGGTAGGGTTACATCAGTTGAAGTTGGGGTTACAAAAAATGGTTCAGATACTATTGGAGATGGTCCTTGGTTTAGATGGACTAATGCTGCACAAGATAGACAAATGCTTACGCAACTTAATGCTTCAAATGGTTTAACTACTTGGGCATATAATGGTTCTGCTTGGGTATCATTATTAACACTTACACAATCAGGCAATTTAGGATTAGGAGTTACACCGAGTGCGTCTTGGGCATCAGGTTTTAGAGCAATACAAATGACAAGTGGTGTTGCATTAATTTCGCACCCAACTGTACCTATTGCTTATTTAGGTGCTAACTATTTAGCTACCGATTCAGGTGCAAAATATATATCAAGTGATTTTTCATCTCGTTTTTTAGTTAATGGTTTTACAGGTGGGTTCTCTTGGGAAGTCGCACCTTCAGGAACGGCAGGTAACGCTATATCCTTTACCCAAGCAATGACGTTAGATGCGAGTGGGAATTTTATGGTTGGTAATACAACTAATAATGGTGCTAAAGTTGTATTTAAAGGTGCAAATGGAGTACCTGCTACAACAGGAACTACAACAACTGCAGTTTTTAGATTATCAAGTGGAACAGGTTTATATAATGTTTTAGATTTTGGAACTAATGAAGCTGAAGACTACTCTTGGATACAATCAACAAGAGCAAATAGTTTAGGTACTTATGATAGATTATTAATTCAGCCAAATGGTGGTGCAGTTAGAATAGGTGGAACAGGTACAACATCTTACAAATTACTTGTTGATGGTACTCTTGGAGTTACAGGAGCAGCTACATTCTCAAGTAGTTTTGGAAATAATCAAGTAACAATAAGTTCAGCTTATCCAAATATAACATTTGCAACTAATGGTAATATTGTTACAACAGGTGCAAACCCAATAGCATTTAGACCTAATGATGTTGAGGCTATGCGCATAACCTCTGGCGGTAACGTAGGTATAGGAACTACAAGTCCTTCAGGTGTATTCCACGCACAAGCAACTAATAGCGGAATTTTCTTTGACCTTACAACTGCTTATACTCCTAAAATAAAAGCAGCAGGTTCAATTAGTGATTTGCAAATTGAGAGTGTTGGTAGCGGTGGTAATTTGGTACTTGGTGCTCCGGGGGCTACTTCTGTAATGCAGTTTTTTGTAAATGGAACACTTGGAACAGGAGAACGTATGAGAATAACAAGCGGTGGTAATGTAGAGATAGCAACAGGCTCAATAAAAACAGGAGAACCAGACACAGGATACGGCAGAGCAGCATTTAAGATAGGAACAAGACAATCTGGAACGGCAACCGATTCAGGTGGTTATATTCCTATCAGCATTGACGGAACAGTTTATTTTATTAATTTATACACTTCAACCCCATAATTATGGCATTACAAACAAAATGGGTAGTGGTTCAAATGGACACTGCCCCAAGCGAAGATGGTTTAACCGATGTAGTTAAACGAGTACATTACAGATACGAAGGTACAGACGAGCAATACTTTGCGGATATTTACGGAGTATTATCTTGTGCTACACCTTCGGCAACCGACTTTACTGCTTATGAGGATTTAACTTATTCTAAAGTAGTTGAGTGGTTAGCAAATGGCTTAGATGACCACGCTTTAGATAGTAACCTTGAGGCGCAAATCGAGAACCTTAAAAACCCACCGATTGTAAATTTGCCTCTACCATTTTCAAATCCTTAATATATCTTTACAAATAAAAACAACAAACTATGAAGTACAAGCAACTATTACAATTAGTGAGCAGCCTTAACCAAGTTATTGGCAGCCAAGAAACAAAAGTTCAAAAAAAGCTATTTAAGGTTCAAGAAAAAATAGCAAAGTACCTTGAAGATTACAATAAGCAAGTCGAAGAATTAAGATTAGACAACGCTTCAGTAGACGAAAAGGGTATTTTAATCCTTAATGAAAAAGGGGATTACAAGTTTAATAAAGAAGGTATCAAGAAGCTGACAAAAGATATTGAAGCTCTAAATGATAAAGAATTTGACTTTCAAATAATTAACGTAGTTAATCCGGCAAACTTAGAGGACTTTACTTTTTTATCTGATTGGACTACCGGCATAGAATTTAACAAACAAGAAGAAGAAGAATTATAATGGCAAATAACCACCAAGCAGACCAATCAACAATCGTTAGCGTAGTAAGTGCTATTTTGAGCCTTACTTCTATTCAACCACTATTCACTTTGATTGCAAGTTTGGTGGCTATTATTTCCGGTCTAATGGCAATAAGATACTACTACAAAATGACCAAAAAGCTCAAATGAGGATATTACTTTTAGCTTTACTACTTACGTCTTGCGCTTCAGTTAAGAAGTTTGAAAAGAGATTTGATAGCACGGGGACAACTAAGATTGACTCCGTGCGTTTGACTTTTTATGATAGCGTTACCAAGATTATAGAAAAGGAGCAAATATTTACTAAAGAGGTTACGATCTATGACACAATACGAATAGCAAAGGATAGCTTTGTAGTTATTCCCAAAATCGTAACTAAGTGGGTGTACCAGACAAAAGAGAAGGAAACCGACAACAGCCTTATCAAAAAAGATACAATAGCGTTTAATCGCACAGAAACGGCTCAAATTTCGATTGTAGATAAAAATAAGGTAAGTACTCAGAATAACTTTTGGAAGGCTCTAATAGGGCTTATAATAGCGATTATATTAATTTTAGCATATTGGAATAAGTTATGGAAGTAAACAAAGCAGGTAGGGACTTAATAAAGCACTTCGAAGGGTGCAAGTTAAAGGCATACAAATGTCCGGCTGGGGTTTTTACGATTGGTTTTGGAAATACATTTTACGAAGACGGAAGCAAAGTAAAGGAAGGCGATGTAATTACTCAGGAAAGGGCGAATGAATTATTTGATATAATCATTGACGATTTCGCGAGAATGACAGATGCGCTTGTAAAATCAAATGTAACGGAGAACAATTTTGCTGCATTAGTTTCGTTTACTTTTAATGTAGGTACGGGCAACCTAAGGAGAAGCACTTTACTAAAGAAGGTAAATGCCAACCCTAAAGACCCGTCTATTCGTGCTGAATTTATGAAGTGGACGAGGGCAAACAATGTGGTGCTTAAAGGTTTAGTGAGGCGGAGAGAGGCTGAAGCAAAACTATATGAGCAACTTTAGAACTATATTAGTAAACTTACTATCCGACGAAAGCAACAGTATAAGCCATAAAAGAGTAGTGGCTATGCTTGGCAGCTTATGTCTTTTTATATCATTGTTCTTAAACATAATATTGAAGATTAACCCAAGCGACAAGTTAGTAGATGCGGTATTGTATTTAACGCTATTTGCTATGGGTTACACTACAATAGATAAATTCAGCAAAAAATAAATAATGCTAAAATCAAAACGCAAACGCCTATTCTTTGACATTGAAACCTCTCCCAACGTTGGCTTTTTCTGGAGTGCTGGATATAAGCTAAACATCACACCGGATAGCATAATACAAGAACGTGCTATTATTTGCATCTGCTACAAGTGGGAAGATGAAAAAGAAGTTTACCATTTAGAATGGGATAGCAAACAGAATGACAAACGTATGCTGCAAAAGTTTATTGAAGTAGCAAACACGGCTTCGGAGTTAGTAGGACATAATGGCGATAAGTTCGACTTAGCGTGGATAAGAACCAGGTGCCTATTTCATAAAATAGAGATGTTCCCTTCTTACGTTACTATTGACACGCTAAAAGTAGCAAGACAAAAGTTTAGATTTAATAGCAACAAGCTTAACTACATAGCTGACTATTTAGGTATTGGCACTAAGATCAAAACCGAATATAGTTTATGGAAGGACATTGTTCTGCATAAGGACAAAGTGGCTATGGCTAAAATGATTAAGTACTGCCAAAAGGATGTAGTTTTATTAGAGCAAGTATTTAACGCACTTAAAAACCACATAGAACCTAAAACACATTACGGAGTTATCTTCGGACAAGACAGAGGCTCTTGCCCTGAATGTGGGAGCGATGATTTAATTATTTCACTTCGTAGAACAACCGCAACCGGAGTAAAGAAAATACAATACAAGTGCAAAACTTGTTTTAAGATACATAGCAAAACCGACAAATAATGGACAGTAAAATACTTAGCTTAGTAATAGAAGATATGCGTAGGCGTGAACTTGTAGGAAAATCAAAGTACGGAACTACAATGGATAGGAATGATCTAAGCACAGGTCAATGGATAACGCACCTAAAGGAAGAGCTGCAAGATGCAATACTTTATTTAACCAAATTAGAAACTATACACAATGCGCCTCAAGAAGATATTTAGCTTCGGCAATATATTAGACCGAGATACCTACGAGCAATTAAGGGAATTAGATTACACAAACCCAAACTTTAAGGGTTGCGCTGATGAGTTTCAATTCAATCGTGAGTGGTGGGTTATGATTGACGAAGGCGAGATAGTAGCTTACTGCGGTTCTATTTACTCTAAAGGCATTTGCATATTTAATCGTGCGTGGGTTAAGAAATCACATAGAGGACAAGGAATACAAAGACGAATGATTAAAACCAGGCTAAAAGCAGCATCTACTTTTTGCCACATAGCTATTACATACACTACACTTGACAACTTTCCTTCAGCTAATAACCTAATCTCGTGTGGGTTTAGGCTTTACTTACCGGAATATTCATACGGGGGTTCTGACAAACTTTACTTCCAAAAGTTACTATAAAAGGTAGTAAAACTACTACTTTTGGCTGCATTTTACTTCCGACTTTGTACGTTCTGGCGTACATAATTGGTAATAAACTGCACAATTTGATGTGCTTTTATCCTATATAAGCCACATTATTTGCAACATTATTGCAAAAATAATTTATATAATTTTACACTTTGTATTGTTAATTGTAGTATTTTTGTTGAAACAAAACACAAAATGACACACTTAACCACCTACCAATTGTTTCAGTATCAGCGATACGGGAACATCTTAATCGACGGGGATAGGAGTACTACAAACCCTTATGACCCTGCTCTATTGCCTAAAAACTACGATTACGAAGATGACGATTACACGTTTACTCGTTGGGTAGAAAACCAATCAGAACTTGAACTTTTAAAA